AGTACCTAGGGTTCAAATCCCTATCTCTCCGCCATACGCGAAGTAGCCGAAGCCCCCGAAAACGTTGATGTTTTCGGGGGCTTCGTCGTTTCAGGGCCTTAGGTTAGGGCAAATTTAGGGCATAATTTGGCCCAGTCAGTCCGCCATAGTCCGCCGCATGCCAGCTTTGATAGGCGGTCTTCGGGCGGCGCCGATCAGCTCTAGGCATGAGGAAGGCCCGAGGATGGAGGCTAAGGAACCGAGATGTGGAAACCTGTAGGAGTCGGCGTAGCGCTCGGGCTATTTATTGCCATTCAGCTAGCGCTTTTTTTCTTTGCATTTTTCCCAGCATCAACGAGTCTCGTTGACCAGGCTTTGGTTTCCTATACCAAGGATGTTATTGGGCCTATCGTTACAGGTCTCGGCGGTGCAATGCTAGGTGCCTCTGCCGCGTTTTACTTTCAGAAAACTTCTGAAGCGGCAAAGGATTACAATGATTCTGTGAGGGTGTTGCGACTCGTAAAGCTTCAGCTGATCCAGAAGTTGGGCGAGCTGACCTCGATAAAAAAGTATTCAGTGCTGCCTCACGAAGATGATAAATGCCGGTTTATGGCTGTTGGCCCTCTTCCTGACTCGCCAGGGATTAAGGTGCCGGTTGATAGTAAAATCCTAGACTTGCTCGCCAGTGAGAGTGCAGGTAAGGCAATTGAAAATGTCATGCTGGCGGACCAGCGCTACTTTGCATGCTTTGAAAATTTCAAAGAGCGTAACAAGGCGTTGGTCATTTATCGGGATAAGATGAATAGCTCCGGTTTGGGAGCTCAGTTGGATTATGATTTCGATCTGGTGATAGAAGCGGTTGAGCCGGGTCGGATAGTGGCACTTTATCGAAATACTGAAGAGATGCTTAGCATTCTTGATGAAACTATTGGGACCTTGGATTCAGCCCTTATAGGTATAGGTGAAGCCCTTGATAAAAAATACACTATCAAGGGCACTGTGAATTTCACGCTAATCAAGACTGATCCGCGGCTCTTCAATGCGCTTAAACCGGCGCATTTCACTCTTGATTCGCTTCAAGCCTACATTCGCCGTGTGCATCAGACCCGGCGGCCAAGGGCTTGAGAGCTTCGGGGCTCACCAGCTGGAATCCCATCATTTTAGAAACGATTTCAGCCATGCTCTTTGTATCCTTGGAGATCCATCGCCCGTAGTGCTTTCGGACCATTGTCGTATCACTGTGTCCTAGCTGGCGGGCGACCCACTCAATTGGGACGTAACTGGATAGTGCTTGGCTCGCGAACGTGTGGCGTGCCTGGTTGGCGCCTCGATGGCGAATTCCCGCTTTCTCAAGATGGGCGGTGAACCAATTGCTTACGGTCTTGCCGTTCCACAGGAGGCCACTGGTGGAGCTGCGGAACAGGAAGCGGACCCGCTCATGCTTTTTCGTGATATTGTCTCGCTGCACCACGGTGATGTGCGTAGGTTCGGCATCCTTGGCATCGGCCACGATCATGGTCAGCAGTTCCAGGGCCGGCGCGATCAGTTCCACCGTTCGGATGCGTGAGCGTTCCTTCGGTACCTTGAACTCCCCTGCGACCAAAGCGCGCCGGATGGTCATAGTTCCTGCGACCAGGTCGACGTCCTCGACGCCGACCGCGATCAGTTCGGACAGGGACAGCCCGGCCCAGCAATTGAAGACGATCATCCGGCTGTCAGTGATTCGCTCCGGATCGGCGGCGGCTATACGCTCAATCTCGCTCCGGGTGAATGGGTCGGCGAACTCACTATCGCTGTCAGACTGAATGTTTTCGATGCGCTCCAAGGGGTTGAGTTTGATGATCTCATCGCTGAACGCATCCCCCCACACCCCCCGTATTACTGTAAAGACGTCATTTACGGTTTTCGGTTTGAGGCCATTGGTGAGCAGTTCGGCTTGGAATAATTCAAGCTCGCTCTTTGGAATGCTTGCGATTGCTCTGCCGGTGAATTTTTTTCTGACGTGTTCTGACTTGCTTTTGTAGTTGATAAAGGTACTGTGGGCTTTTTTTACCTTGGCAACTTCAAGCCACTGGGCAATCCCTTCGTCTACAGTCCTTTCTGCGGGCTCATTCGGAAGCTCTTGTCTGGCCTTGAGCCAAACCGAGTCTGGAAAATGAGCTGCATAGTCGAAGCGGTTTTCCTTAATCTCGGCAAGAATCGTTCTGCGCTTGTTATCCGCGTAGGCGATGGCAGCCTTGTTAATCTTTGCGACGTTGCGAAGCGGCTCGCGGCGGCGTTCGCCTTCGTACATGAAGGCGATCCGAAGGAGGTTGCCATTGATGTCGACGCCCGTTGGCAGGGAGTCGACACCTGCAGGGAGTTTCACACTCATGGACGGCCGGCCATCCAATTTTCGATTTCGACACGGTTGTAAACAATGACGTTGGCTGGGTCGGTACGCCATTGTTTCTCTTCCAGCCAGATTCCACGGTCGCGATATTTGCGTACGGCCTCAGTGCTCAATCCGAAAACCGGGAACAACAACTCCTTCCGAATCCATACGGCAGGGGTGATGAGAAGTTGAACCGCTTCGGTCGGCTGTTTGTTTGCTTCGTGGATGGGTTTAACTTGTGGCTTTGCCATTAAGTAGTCTCCGACTTACCGAAGGGGTCGCAGGTGCTGCGCCTGCTTACGATTTTTCGCGGCCACATTGGCCATGTACGATTCCCATTTGCTGCTCTCGCGCTGTTGCCGGATTCGGCTGCACCGCTGGTGTCGCCGCGTCGACCTGCCTTTGCCGCACACATCGCAGATGGCGGGAAGGTCGAGGCTGTGTGAGGCCATGGGTGGTCGGATGCGATCAGTCATAACTCACCGCCTCGCTGCCATTGTTGATAGCGTCCAGCGCGGCCTGGTCAAGCAAACGGTGCATCTGGTTGGTTCCTTGCTCGTCCTCACGCTGCAGTTCGTGGATGATTTCCTGTATCAATAAGGTACCGTGCTGGATGCTGATCGGATCGCCCTTGTAGTCGACCGGCCATTCCGGTGCGCAAGTGACTGCGTGCAAAAGGCACTCGGTGGTGATGCGGATAACCAGTTGGTCGCCCTCGACCGCCACTGTTGGCAGCACGTTGACTAGCTCGGCGGATTCTGCAGTTGTTGAAGTTAGGATGCGATCCAGCTCGGCAACTACGTCCTGCATGCCAACAGCTGCTGCTGCGTCAAGAGCTTGCTCCAGTAACTCACTGGGCACGCTAACCATTCGATTGGTGTCGTTCATAGCTGCACCTCGCGTGCCGTTTGGCGATCCAGGCGTTCGATCTCGTTGAGCTGGCTGAGAACCTGTTTGCTGGCCAGCTCAAACAGTTCGTTGGCGGATACCGGCGTGACGGACTGCTCGAAATTGCGCACGGCGTCAAACCGAGTGCGATACAGCCCGGCCTGGCCGAGCCAAGCGGCTGCATTGTGCTCGGCGTTTGACACCGGACAGCCGTGAGCTTCTGGGACTGAGCCATCATGGGTCCGCCTGCACTTCCGGCAGTTATACAGGCCGCCGTCGTCGGCCTCGCTCATGTACCAATCATGGTGGTGCGTGCTCATGCGGCCTCCCGCTGGTACAGATCACGTGAAAAGGGAAGGGGCTGCTGCTGCGCTTCGGCAATGACGATCTGTTGGGCAGCTGTCATACAACTGTCCCCTGTTGACGTGCGATCTGCATCGCCTGGTCGAAGGTCATTGCACGGGCTTTGAAATGCCAGATCGGATCGCACTGACTGCTCAATACCAGCGTATTGAGCAGTGGAGCGGGCTTGCCCGGTGTCCAGTTATCTAGGACGTCGCGCAGGCCGAGTGCCTTCGCGATGGCCTGAGCATTGGTAGTCTTGCCGCAGCCAGAAGGGCCGTGCACAAGGCAGCTTCGGGGGGCTTTGGTCGTCATGCCGCCACCTCCGCGCTTGTTGCACTGGCTGGGCTTTCGCGCAACTGGATGTGAATGCGTTTAGCCAGACCTTCCAGTCCTGCAGCTTGCTGCTTGGCGCGTGATGCCTGCTGAGTTGCCTTCATTGCGTTTAACGTCCGCTCGGTCAGGCTCAGGGTTTCCATGGCGCTGATGAGCAGTTCGTAATCCGCCCTGGTCACCACTAATCCGGTGTAGGACATGATCCGGGCCTCTAGTTCACGGATGCTGCCTTTGAGGTGTGCGATTGCCGTGTGGTGCTTACGCTGGTCTGCTTCGGCTTGAACTCGGGCCTCGTCCAGGTCCTCTTGCATGCCTTGTATCTGTAATTTCAGATCGGCTTGCAGACGCTGTTTCCCGATTTCGAGGCCCCTGTTGAAGGCGCGATGGCGAGCTTTCGCGAACAGGAGAGGCAGGATCGCCAAGGTGACTAGTAAGCAAATGCCCAGGGTAAGAACTTGTTGGTGCGGTTGCATGTGCTGTGCTCCAAATTTAGCCCTCCGCCGTTGGTGTGAGAGTCGGCGGGAGCCAAGTGCCCCTGATGGCCGGGGCCGCCTGGTCAAGCAGATTGGGTAGAGCGTTCGGCTTGCCGGTCGAGATAAGCGGCAAGGTTGTGCAGGTAGATCACGTGCTGGGCTTTCTTTGAGCTGTCGATCTTGCTCAGCTGAAGATCAATACGCCCTTTGTTGATCAGCTCTTTGAACCGCCTGTCTGACCCGATGTGGGGGAAATATCGCTCTCTGACAGCAGTGAGCGTTGGGCAGGGGGTGGTCCACTCGCTGCGGAGCTGTTCCAGCGTACTCATGCGCATTTCCCGATACCGTCAGGGCTGGGCCGAAGCTTCGAGCGGACTGCTGCTGCGAGCTGCTCTTTAGTGGCTCCCGTCACTGCAGCGCAGACATCGCCCTGGTCGTCAGTCACCACGGCGCCAAGGGGAAACTGTCGGTTAACGGTGGCGATTACGTAGGCTGTCTGACCCGTCTGCAGGACGTCTTCAACGCTGACTTGCGCCTCCATGAGAGCAAGCGCTTCTTCCGTTTGGGCTGCGGAGTCAGCCCGGCCATTCGCGATGTCCTGCACAAAATCTCTTAAGGACTGGCACTTGGTAGAGAGGGCGCGCGGAAGTTTCAGGCTGCTGCAAAGCGGCCCAAGGGTCACCTTGATGCTGTGATGCGTACTGTCATTTTCGATCTCGATCTGTGCATTGACCGTGACTTCGGGACGCTGCAATTTGCAGGTCGCAGTGCCGCCGTTATCCAAGGTGCGTTGCAGCAGCATGATCTGGCGAAGGGAGATCCTGAATTCGCTCATACAGCACCCCCATTGGCAGGTACAGCATGGGCTTTACCTTCGAGCGTGACGACCAGCTGCAAGCCGGTGCTGCGTTGGAATGCCTGTATTTTTTCCACGCTGCTGCAGGCGGTTGGATGGATCAGAATTGTTACCGATCCGTTGTGCTGTGCTGATTTCATTCTTCGTGTCCTTGATGTGAGAGAGGGGCACGAAGCTGAAATTAGCAAAAGCTAAATGATTGTTCAATAGCAGGTGCTAAATTGGATGGGCGTGGTTGCGCCCCGGCGGATGGCCGGTAGGACACAACCCGAGAAGGCGTTAGAGCTTTTTCGCGTTCCAGGCCAGTAGGACACGGGCCTGGATATGCATCCGCTCGATCATCGACTCGTCGATGGTTATCGGCGGGTAGATAGGATTGTCGGAGATCATTCGGAGCTGGCCTCCAGTCAGACGCTGCAGGCGTTTGATGTACAGATCGCCATCGAGGGTGAAGACATAAATTGCGTCTGTCTTCACCTCGGTGATCCCGCGATCCACAAGCAGGGCATCGCCGTCTGCGAATGTGCCAGACATGCTGTCGCCATCGCCAGTGATGATCGCCAGGTTGTCGATGTTGGAAAAACTAAGGCCCTGCATCCTGAGCCAGTCTAGGTGAACCGTCATGTCGCGGATGACTTCAATGTGCATTTCCGGGGCTGCCTTGCCATGCCCCATAGAAGCCGCGACATCGAGATGCGGAATCAGAACGTAGTTCTTGTCCTTTGCTGCCCTGGTGGGCAGGCGAACCACGTTGGTTGGGGCTGCGATGGAGGGTTCCTCCATTGGAGGAGATGTCAGCGTCCCTGCTGCAAGCCCAATCTTGAGCTCGAGATTAAGCGCAGCTTTTTCCCCCAGCTTGCGATGGCCGTTGAGCAGTTGCGACAGGTACGACGCGTCTAGGTCGTGAGCCTCGGCGAATTCCTTCTGGCTCAGGTTCCCCATGATCGTACGGAGGGAGGCGATGCGCCTTTCGTTAATGTCCATCTGCAGATGATTGCTTTCCGTTAGCAAACAGTAAATTACGAGTTGCTATTGCCTTCATAATTAGCAATTGCTAATCTGCTAGGCATTGGAGGTGTCTATGACGCTTAGCGAATATTTAAAAACGATAGACAAGGAAGGGGTCGACGCCCTCGCACGACACTGCGGAACATCGGTCGGCCAACTGAAGCAAGTGGCTTATGGAAACCGCCGCGCAGGTGCGGGGTTGGCTGTCAATTTGGATCGAGAAACGGGAGGAGAGGTTACTTGTGAGTCGCTGCGACCGGACATTGACTGGGGATACTTAAGGCAAGGAAAGGGGTAAGAACGCTGAGCCAGGACTCTCACCTCCCAGCCCAGCTATGACAGTACGTAGCACCATCACTCTCGTCGGCCGGTGGCCTCTCTCACAAGTTCAGCCGGACGACTATTACCACATGCCATGCCCGCACAGCACGCAAGGCACAGCACACAGGTCGTGGTCGTAGGATAGGTCTTACATGATCCTATGACTAGGCCGTAAACCGAGGATTTACGGTTATGAGCAGGATTGATCTTTTGCCGGGCGCAGGTCCGGTTCTCACTTTGCGACAAGCGCTCTATCGCGCGGGTCGTGATTATCACGGCGGTATCACCAGGCTGGCCTTCGACATGGGGCTCGAGGTGGATGCCCTGCAGAAGAAGTTGCACCATGCCGATGACCGCCGCTGGCCAACCCCCGACGAATTGGAAGAGATCGTGCAGTGGACCGCGGACCCTCGGCTGCTCGATGCGCTGGTTCGTCCTGCCGGCGCGGTCTGGTATCGCCCCAAGCCTGTGCCTGCTACCAACGATGCCTTGCAGGCGGTTGCGAAGCTTCTGGCCGAGTCCGGTCAGTTCGTGGGTAGCCTGCATGATGGTGCCTCGGACAACGTTTGGACCTTGTCGGAGGTGTTGAATCTGGAGCAGCGTGGCATGGAAGTTATCCGGCAAGTTCTCGCCATCATGGCGGGCGCGCGCGAAGCCATGGAGGACGCAAGTCATGGCTGATGCCGTCGATTTTGCCAATGACCGCGCTGAATATTTCCTCCAGTTGTCGCTGCAGCGTCTTGCGCGGCTCCCGGTCAAGCCAAGCGCGCAAATCTGCGAAGACTGCGATGAGCCCATCCCGCTGGCCCGTCAATTGTCAGCCTGCGGTTGCGAAACCTGCATCGATTGCCAAGAGTTGCGGGAGCGCCGGAGATGAGCAAACGCCCAACTCCTACCACAGCTGATTGGGCGCGGCGTTACATTGAAACCTTCGGTCTGGCTCTGGTTCCTATCGAACCGGGTGAGAAGGGGCCGAAGGGGGCCGGATGGAACAAGCCTGGTGGCTATTTCACGGATGCCTCGAAAGCTGAAGCGTTCTGGACTGCGAGCCCGAACCACAACCTCGGTGTTGTACTTGGGCCGAGTCGTGTCTGCTCGCTCGATGTTGATGATGTCGAGCTGACCCGGCAGGTGCTGCAGCAGACGCTTGGGCTCGATGTCGACGCACTCGCTGACGCGTACCCCACCTCCGTGGGCAACCCTGAACGATTCCGCGTGATGTTCCGCGTCCCTGAGGGGGTGGAACTGAGTCGCCACGCCTTGGTTTGGCCAAACAGAAACGACCCGGATGGCACCATCTACAAAGGGCTCATGGTCCAAGTGAAGGCTGCCATGGACGCCGGGGATGCAGGCCGCGAGGCCGCTTTCCGCATGGCGGCTGAGCCGTTCAAGAAAGTGACGGTCTTCGAGTTGCGGGGTGGCCTAGTGCAGGACGTATTGCCACCATCCATTCACCCGGGCACGCACAAGCCATACACATGGCGTACCCCTCCTACAGCTGATGGCTTGCCAGAGCTGCCTGACGACTTGTTGGCAATCTGGCAGGACTGGGATGAGTTCAAACCGAAGGGGGAGGCCGTTTGCCCGTGGAAATCGAAGGCGGCAACACCTGTGCCTACAGCTCGTCCCATGGCCAAACCATCAACAGCTACAGCACGATCTGGTGACCGGCTCCCCGAGGTCATCCCTGAATTCAATCGTATCCATGACATCGCAACGATGATTGAGGCGCACGGTTACAAGCGCGTCGATGGGAAGTGGTTGAGCCCGCACAGCAGCTCAGGCCTACCCGGTGTGACAATCTCGGAGGGCAAGCTCTACTCGCATCACACCTCGGACCCGCTGGCGAACGGACACAAGAATGATGCGTTCGATGTGTTTTGCATCCTAGAGCACGACGGCGACCAGAAGGCTGCGACTAGGGCTGCAGCTCGGATCTTGGGTATTGACGCGAAGTCCCGTCCGCCGGCACCGCCGCCATTGGGCGAACTTCCCCGTGCCCCATCGGTGGTGGAGCCGGCCGAGCTGCCTCCGGTCGTCGATAGCAATGTCGAGCATATTGCCCGCACCCCATCAGACGTCGAGGCCATCAGCCCGGCCGACTCCTCGGCCACCGGGGGGGAGGGGGGAGATGCCCTGGACCTTGATGCTGCGATGCGCCGATTTGCCCTGGTCGAAGGTTCCACGAACGTATGGGACTTCGACAAGCGACGGTCGATGAAGCGGACAGGCTTCGAGGCCTTGGTCGGCAAGCCACTCTCGAAAGCGTGGATGGAGCGGACCGACAAGAAGCTCATCGCCTCCGAGCAGGTGCAAGAGCTTGAGCAAGCCCGGAAGATGTCCAGCAAGAAGGGTGGAGCGCTGAAGCTTGAACCGCTCGACCGGTACATCTACATCGATGGGACAAAAGAGGCCTGGGATCGTGAGAAGAAGCGTCGGTTGCCCGAGGGCAGCGTCAAGATGGCCTTGGGGGATGCATATCAGCTCTGGCTGAACAGCCCGGAACGGCGGGTGGTGGACGTCGATCACATTGTGTTCGACCCAACGATGACCAAGGACCCGGCGATCTACATCAACACTTTTGAGGGCTTGCCGCTTGAGCCGGTCCGTGACGATGCTGCGTGCGAGAACCTGCGGTGGCTGATCTCGTTCCTTTGCAACAATGACGCCGAAGCGTTGGATTGGCTGGTCAAGTGGCTGGCCTACCCGCTGCAGCACATGGGCGCAAAGATGGACACCGCGATTCTGTTCCACTCAACCATGGAGGGCTCGGGCAAAAGCCTGCTGTTCGCGGACATCATGGGCGAGCTGTACGGTCGTTACGGTGCCACGGTTGGCCAGGCACAGCTGGAAGGCAATTTCAACGCCTGGCAAAGCGGCAAGCTTTGGGCCGTGTTTGAAGAGGTGGTGAGCCGTGACCAGCGCTACAACCAGGTAGGCAAGATCAAGCACATGATCACCGGCAAGACGGTGCGCATGGAATCCAAGTTCATCAACGGCTGGGAAGAATCCAACCACATGAACTCGGCGTTCTTGAGCAACGAGATCATGCCGTGGCCGATCAGTGAAGACGACCGCCGGATGCTAGTGATGTGGCCAATGGAGACTCTGCCCGCCGAAAGGCAAAAGGCTATCGCCCGAGAGTTGGCCAACGGTGGGGTGGCTGCCTTGTACGGGTGGCTGCTCGATGTCGACCTTGGGGATTTCAACCAGCGCACGCGTCCGCCAAAAACTGAAGCCCGCCAGAGGCTTGTTGAGCTGAGTCGCACGGCTTGGCAGACCTTCTTCTACCTCTGGCGAAACGGCGAGTTGGGGCACGGTCTATGGGGCTGCTGCCTGACTTCCGATGTGTACGCCATGTTCCTTGAGTGGTGCTCCCACAACAAAGAGAACTCCATGAGCCACACGAAGTTCTCGCTGATGTTAAGCGCGAAGGTGGAGAAGACACGCCCTATCCCCTGGACTGATGGCAGTTCTCGCCGATTTGCGGCGTTCTTTGTGCCCAGCGAGGGTGATCCTTCCCTGCCCCCATCCATGAAGTCGGCCGAGCTGGGCAAGACCGTTGTCGAGTGGCGTGCTCGAGCAAAGCTGGCGGGCTGGAGCGTCGACAGTTGGGACCACATCAAGAGGCTTGCGGCATGACTCTGCCATTAAGTGTGTTGGGTGTGTTGGGTTTGTGTTGGGTTGGTTTCGGTAAGCCAACACGCATTCAGGCCCCGGAATCTGTGGCTTTGGGGGTATGTGTGTTGGGTGTGTTGGGTTTGTGCGCACGCGCGCGCGCGCGATTTTTTTTAATCGCTGAAATCGAAAGGGGAACAAATCTCTATGCGAACCCCGAAAAACCCAACACACCCAACACACTCAACACAGTAACTTCCAATCCATTGAATTCATTGAGTTCTGAGTGTGTTGGGTTTGTGTTGGGTTTGCCAAATGCGTGTTGGGTACTGGCCGGGGAGGGCTGGCGATGACGAAGGACCAAGGATTGCGCCTACAGGGGCAGGTGGATCGCGCGCTGCACCGCATCGATATGGCGGCACTTATCGACCAGTCCGAACGCCTGCGTCTGGTTGCCGAGCTGATGAAGCATTGGGGAGAGCGGCGTGGACAGCTTGGGCTGGATGCCAGCTTGGGCAGTCAAATGGGCAGCATTATGGAATGGAAGGGGGCTGCACCGCGCGGAGGCTCATCCGGTTCGCGAATTTTGGTCGGCGGTGCAGGCCTTGATCACGCGGCAGCAGAGGTTGACGCGGCAGTGGTCCAGCTGGAGCGGCGTGATCCGCGCGGTGCTACGCTGGCCAAGCTGGCCCAACTGCGCTACCTGTATGGGGTCACGGTGCGCGAGCAGATGCGCGAGGTTGGGCTGGCTGAGGACGCCGACCGCACCTACCGAAACTGGGTTAAGGCCCTTCACCTGCAGGTGTTTGCCATCCTGGCCGCCCGCGCTGGCCGCGTCCGCCAGCAGACCGTTCGTCGGGTGAATATGCGACTTGCGTGCAACATTGATGAGACATAGCCACCACATGGCGACGAACCGAAAATAGGCCCTTTTCGGTTTTTCCGGCGGCATGTAAAAAGGCGCCACGATATCAAAAGTGCGCTTAGGCGCTTCCCCCACAAGCACTGTGCTGTGCAAGCCGCTCCGAATTGTCGGCGCACCGAGAACCCTGCCAACTGGCGGGGTTTTCTTTTTCCGGCGCCGTGCTTTGCCAATGAGGCTTACATGAACAGCGAGCAACAAACGTTAGCCGAACTGCCAATCTGGATGGTGATCGTGCTGTCCCTGGTCGGCGGTGTTTCGGGAGAGATGTGGCGGGCGGATATGGCGGGCGCTCGCGGTTGGGGGCTGATTCGCCGGTTGGCGTTGCGCTCTGGTGCCTGCGTGACCTGCGGTCTTTCGACCAACATGCTGCTGTACGCCCTCGGCGTTTCGGTATGGGCGGCAGCAGCGGTTGGTTGCTTGGCTGCGATGGCAGGTGCCGATGTCGCGATCAACCTCTACATGCGCTGGGCCGCCAAGCGGCTGGGACTGGGGCAGGTGCCGCCGGCCGGCGGCGAGGCGGGGCAGTGATCCCCGCCGGTGACTGGGGCGTGCGGCGCCCGTCGATTTTTGGGTCCTCCCCCGGGGCCGCCCCCTACACGGGTGCGCAGACTCGCGGTTTCCCTGCAGCTGAAAGTTCCGCAGGGATGTCCGTCTTTTCAAGGACTTAGTGATGGGCAAGACAGTCAGCAAGGTCGAGCTGAGTGAAATTATCGGCCGTGACGAGCGGACGCTGAGCCGCTGGCAGAAGGACGGAATGCCGGTGATTGAATTCGGTGTCGGTCGCGGCAACGAAAATCACTACGACACCCAGGCGGTGGTCGAGTGGTTGATGCGCCAGGCCGCGTTGAACGGCAAGAAGGAATCCACCCGTGACCGCCTCGACCGAATCCGTGGCGACCGCGAAGAGATCGCGCTGGCACGTGAGCTGGGCGAGGTGGTCGTCGAGGCGGAGATGGTCGAGCGGTTCGAGGCGGTGATTACGGCCGCCAAGATCGAGCTCTTGAACACGTTCCCCGATGAGCTGGCCGCTACCTTGTTCGCGAAGTACGGCGTGCAGGTTGATGACCAACTGATCCGCGAGCCCATCGAATCAATACTGAGGAGGTTGTCCGCGTATGACGAGGACGACGATCTCGCTGGGGATCCTGACGAGCCGGACGACGAGGAGGGCTCTGAAGAAGTCGGCGAGTAAAGCGATGAGCCGGGTTTGCCGCAAATGGGCGCCCCCGCCGAAAATGACCATCATCCAGTGGGCCGACAGATTTCGATGGCTTGCGCCGGAGGAGTCGGCAGCACCAGGTAAGTATCGCTTCGATATCACCCCGCACTTGATCTGGCCGGGTGGTCCACTCGAGGCTTTAGACGATCCGAACGTATCCGAGATCGTAGGGCGCAAGTCGGCCCAGGTGGCCTGGACGTCGGGGGTGCTGGGCAACGCTATCGGCAAGTGGATCGATCTTGAGCCATCCCCCATATTGATCCTGTTCCCCAAGGCCGAAGCGGCGAAACAGTACGTCGCGGAAAAGCTGGAACCGATGATTGAGGCCACCAAGCGACTGCGGAAGAAAGTTGATCTGCGCAGTCGCAAGCTGCAGCAGCGGCAAGATTTCAAACGGTTCCCGGGCGGCTTCCTGAAAATGGTCGGCTCCAACAGCCCGGCCAGCGTAAAGTCCACGCCGGTTCCGAAGGTGGCCATCGAAGAGCCCGACGACTGCAACCTGAACCTGAGGGGGCAGGGCGATAGCATCAAGCTGGCGAAGGAGCGTCTGAAGACCTTCCGGCGTTCAAAAATCATCATCGGTGGGACACCGACGATCAAGGGCTTGTCAGCCATCGACGCGGAGCTTGAGCTGTCCGACAAGCGTGTGGGTTTGGTGCCATGCCATGGCTGCGGCCAGTCGCACGCGCTGAGTTTCGATCACCTGCACTGCGACGAGGGCGAGCACTACTTCCACGAGGTTTACGGCAAGCGGCGACCGGAAACGGCGTACTACGCGTGCCCGCACTGCGGTGAGATATGGGATGACCACCAGAAGAACGCCAACCTCAAGCACGGGCGCTGGGAGGCTACCGCTGAGTTCCGAGGCATTGCCGGATACATCATTAACGAGTTGTATGCGACGTTCCACGGTTCCCGCTTTGAAGTGCTGATGGAGAAAAAGCTGCAGGCCGAGCACGCCATGCGGCTGGGCAACATCGGGCCGATGATTGCCTTTACCAACAGCTCAATGGGGGAAAGCTACGAGTACAAAAGCGATGCGCCTAAGACGGACGAGCTGGAAAAGCGTGCCGAGCCCTATGCCGAACTGACTGCCCCCAAAGGCACGCTGCTGGTCACGGTGGGTGTCGACGTCCAGGGTGACCG